ATGGTCACGGCTAACAGATTCTGGTCACAGATATTCGGTATTGCCTTTAGCAATAAGCGTTGGCTTCACTTCTTTATGCTTTTTGTACCCGTTATGGGTCTTTGGACCTCTAGCATCGGCATCATTGGTTTAGCATTGAATTTGAGAGCTTATGATTTCGTGTCCCAAGAAATCCGTGCTGCTGAAGACCCTGAATTCGAAACTTTCTACACAAAGAACATTCTCTTGAATGAAGGTCTTCGTGCCTGGATGGCACCAGTAGACCAACCTCATGAGAACTTTGTGTTCCCAGAGGAAGTTCTACCAAGAGGCAACGCACTCTAAAATGTGTTATAATATAAGACCCCCTAAAAAGGGTCTTTTTTTATCCCTATGAAAAAGAAAAAAACTATCTGGCGTTTATGGGCAAAGGCACTTGGAGAAAAATCAGGAAAGAATGATAGAGAAGCAGATACTATTGCTTGGATACGCACCCTTATTTTTGTTTCTTACTTGGTTACTAATGTTGCCATTGTTGCCAACGCAATAAGGCACTGGAACGATAATGATTACAACAGAAACCCCATACAAACTGGCAGAAATTATTAGAGATACTTGGCCAAATCTTTACAGACCACCCAAAAAGAACTATAATGGGGCAAAGTTAAATAACCCTGATGATCGGAAATCTTGAACCTGAGGAGAATGTAATGAATGAAGGTGCTTGGTTGGGTGACCTTGGAGTTGCCCTTCAAAAACTTGAATGGAAACATGGTGATGAGATTGTAGTTGAGATTGGTGGTGTTGCCTTTAGTGGTATTAATCAGACTGAAGGTGCCAACCCCAAATGGGCAAAACCTTTTGGTACGGTCTCTTATCAAAACGATGCTTTTATTGTCATCAAGAATAAGAGTAGGAGTCCTGTGGTTCCTTCTCAACCAAACCCAGAATTGAAACAACAACATTCTGATAAATAAAATTTTTAATGCTGACACACAAATGAAGTTTACAGTTTATTCAAAAGACGGTTGTCCTTATTGCACAAAGGTTCAACAAGTGCTAGAGTTGACAGGACTTCAGCACGTTGTTTATAAATTAAATGAAGATTTTACTAGAGAAGAATTTTATTCAGAATTTGGTGAGGGATCTACATTTCCTCAAGTTATTGTAGATGATACTCACATTGGTGGATGCACCGACACTGTTCAATATCTCAAGGAGCAAAATCTAGTTTAATGGATACAAACATCCGAGAAGTCTATACTGACGTAGAGAAAGCAATTGATTATGCTTTTGATGGTCAATTTATTTTAAAGTTCTATGATTATCTAAAAATTCGTGGAACGAAAAAAACTGAGGTAGATGAATTCATTAGTAGTGATACTGCCAATGAACTTACTGATCTTGTAAATGAACTTGAAGAATATCTTGAGGGTGGTTCAGACAACAATCACAAATTACTCCGTGAGGCATACGGTCATATTTCAAAACCTCAAGCAAGAAAAATTAAAAATTATTTGCATGGAATATTAGAAGATGCAATGAAGTATAGTTATGACCGAAGACCTGGACGACGAAAGAAACAAACTAAATAAGTCAGGACCCGAAATTAATCGGGGAGTTGAATTACTGTTACGTAATAGGAGGAAGAGACCAGAAAGACCAAAGACTTTTCAAGTGAAGTTTGGTAAAATGGTGTCTCTCTTCCGTAGAGAGTTTCACTTTTTTCTTGAATTTCATATTGATATTAGAAAAAAATAAACTCTCTGGAGAAAGAAAATGTTAGCAGTAACTCTCACCATCAGCACTCTTATCTCAATAATGTTCTTTTTTGTTGGAGGTGTGGTAGGATGGTTGGCAAAGGAACATTTCTACACCACCAATATTGCATATACCCATCCAGAGATGTTTGATGAAAATGGTAATGTTTTACCAGACGAAATTTTAGCTGTACGATTTGAAAATGACTATGACGACTACGAAGACGAAGAAGACGACTGAATCTAAAGTTGTCCTTCCAACAAATCCATTTGTTTTTGAGATTCTTACTCTTGCTTCAAAGCAAAGAAGTAATGCAAAGAAAGTTGAGATTCTAAAAGAATACTCTCACGATTCTTTGAAATCTATTTTGATTTGGAACTTTGATGAAACTGTAATTTCTCTTCTCCCTGAAGGTGATGTACCTTACGGAGAAATCAAAGACCAAACTGTTTACACTGGAACTCTTTCAGAAAATCTTTCCAGAGAAGCTAGAGGTGGAGAATCTGCCACTGGTCAAGATTTAGATGGAAGAGGGCGTACTTCTCTTCGTAGAGAATATCAAAATCTTTATCACTATGTAAAAGGTGGTAATGATTCATTGTCTACTGTTCGTAGAGAAATGATGTTTATCAATTTACTTCAGGGTCTTCATCCAATGGAAGCAGAGCTCTTGATTCTTACAAAAGATAAGCGTCTTACTGACAAATATAAAATCTCTTTTGAGAATGTTAAGGAAGCATATCCTGACATTCGGTGGGGTGGTCGTTCGTGAGCAATGCAGTAAAGGAAAAAGAAATGTCTGAATGGACAACAGAAGAAAAGAAGAATCTTATTGGTAATTACGGTTGTGAATTACTGGTAGAAGATGCTACTTATGATCAGATTCATGATAAAAGTTTCCCGAATGATACTTATCAAGTAAAGTATAAGGTAAACGATAGAACTCAAATTGATCTTTGTAGGGCATCCAAGAGGTCTGATATCTTTGATCTTTATTATGACAAATTTGGAAAAGGTGCACTAGTCAAGATTGATTGGGCATATGGTAGAGTCAATCCCAAATTGTGGGGATATAAGCAACCTGATAAAAAGAAAAGAAAATGACAGCAGGATTTGGTGGAGATCCAGGTCAAGGAAGACTTGGTAAAGATGCAAAGATTACAATTGATATTGATGAGGTAGGAAAACTCATCAAAAAATACAAGAAGTTGAAGAAGTATTCAAAGTCAAATATCTTTCAAATTAAAACTTTGAATGGAACCGAGGACATTATTAGTAAGTTGTTAGAAGAAGCAGAAGACATAGAAATGTAAAAGTGTATCACATTTTACAAACCTTCTTGACTATATAAATGTGATTGGTCTATAATGACCGCACGTTCATCCCTATGGGACGGAAGTAAGCCGACTCGGAACGGATCGTTCATCTATGGAAATACTCCTTTTAACCTGTTTACAAGCGAATCTTGCTATAAAAAGAGTGAATGCACTCGGAACACTAAACGATTTCCAAAAAGAAGAAATTGTTTTTGAAATTAAACAAGTTACTAAAAAAGGATGTTTCCTGGACGCAAAAGCCGACTGAAGGAACGCTCTTTAACCTAAACACTTAAGGAGAACCCTAATGTCTAAAGTCGTATACCGTGGCATTGAATACGATACTGAAAAGCGTATCGCATATCAACAGCAAATGATGCAACAACCCCAACAACAAAACGAAGTCTATCGTGGCGTCAAGTTTGTAAAGGAGGGGCACAAATGATGCAGAAACTCAATTTCCTTCAACTCATTAAAGAGAAGAAGCAAAAAGAAGAGCGTCGTCACAAAGCACAACTGGCACAACTGGTTGGTGCAGGAAAATGATTGCCTTGATCGCTGGTATTGTCGGCGGATCAACTGCATTCATTCTTTTGATTTATGCTGAAGTCATGTTGCTGAATAAGTAATGGAAAACTACACATATCATTATGATGATATGGATAAAGATAATAGACCACCTGCTTGCTATCAACTCACTTATAGGGGATGTAAGTATTGGTCTTGTTATAAGATTCATTTAAGAGAATGGTTTGAAGAGATGTTATCTTTTAAACCAATACTTAACAGGAGGGGTTGACTACCCCTCTTTTTTGTAGGTATAAACTCGTAGGCATAAATTTTTGTTAAGGTTTGCTGACAAAACATATAGATAGGAATAGAATTATGGAGTGGCGAAAAATGAAATGAAAAAATATTTCTCTCTTCGCTATTATTTCTATTGCATGGAGGTGACATGCACAATCTTATTTCATACAATCAATTAGCTGGTTGGAAAGAAACTTTCAATAGATTGAATCAAACACTTGATAGGAGCATAGAAGAGTCGGAACTTATTAATGATTACTACAACTGCTTAATTGAATGTGATGATGATCAAGCAGCATGTAAAAGAATTTGTAGGAGGATTTTAGAATAGTCTTTGTGGAGGGTTGACTACCCTCCTTTTTTTGTGTATAATTACCTTTGTAGAGGTTGATAAACATGGATAGAGAAAAGCTTAAGCTAATTGTCAAAAACCTTGAGTCTCTGGTAGAATGTCTAAAGTCAGAAGTTTATTCTGATGT